CGCTGCTGTCCGAGACGCCAAACGAAGAGCCCACGAAGTGGGTCCACTTATCGCGCTCATGGACGGTATCAAACTACCAGCATAACCCGTGATCTGTGAAGCCACATTCAAGCCGTGCGAAAGCATCCCCTTGGACTCCCCAAGCATAGCTGAAGATCCAGAGGAAGGTTGTTTGGCTCTCATTCCAGACTGAGGTGTAATAAATTGCTCCTCCATGGGATAAGAACCAATCAACTCCAAGTCTTCTAAATGCATGAGAACCCTATATGTAGGCGCAGCACTACTGACAAGAGTAGGCGCGCCCAATATTTGGTTCAAACCAAAAACTCCAAGAGGATATGACAATGCACTACCAGCTTGCATATAGTCCCACGGATAATTCCACGGCACTCTTAGCTGACACATTGTGGATTCTGCTATATCCAAACGGACATGAGGAAGATTGGTACACAACTGCGGATTTATTGCCCTGCAGTATTGATCTACATCATCAATCGCGCCATCATATTGAAAGCAAGCGGCAATTACGCCACAATGGAAAGGGTTAGCGGCTACGGTCACAGTAAAAACCATAGTGAATCTGTAACCACCAACCCCAGCCAAACGATCGAAGCCCTGCGGAAAATACGTACCGAATATGTTAGATCTATTAAGAGTTAAATTAGACAAGTTGGTTTGCACGGTAGACAAACCTCCGGCAACCAACGTCCGAGGACGCCTAAAATACTCTTTTAGGTCTTGCACATCACTAGTACCTTCTATAAAAGAGACAGTATTGTTCGCCGGAATTTCGACGCACGTACCCGCCTCCTGGACAAAGGACATGACACCCGTGCTTTCGGGTGCAGAGTTTATAGTGAGGCCGTCTATTTCGGCACACTTCACTTCATCAACTATTTGTTCATTATCAGGGAGTCACTATGTTCGACCTTGGCTAGACTCATAGCACAAGGAAGCGCTACCGTTCTCTGACATGGTCTGAGTAGTAAGGCACAATGTCCACAGGTGTTATCCTGACAACATCGGGGGCTCGGTAGCATATTTTCCGACCCAATGCCCGTATATGTGTTAGAACCAAACTGAGGTTCGCGTCTTCATCCACTGGAAAGCGGACTCGCGCGAATGAAAAGGGACCACAAGGCCATTTTCATCGTACCATTTCTCTAACATAGAGTGGTACTTTGACCACAGCGGTTCTCCGTGATAGCTCAGCTCACCAAGCATGTGCTTCACGTTGTCAAGCATAGCAGCCCTCACTTCCCTATGGCTACGCAGCCAATAAGGAACGTAAAGGAAGCTATTCACGTCAAGTGGCGCTATCCAGCCGCCGTCAATCTCATCACATCGCTTAAATGTGCGCTTGAGAAAAGTCACAGTACTTATGTCCTCAAACGGAATGAGCTCTTGGCCCTTCTTGTCGGAGGTATAATCCATGTTGAATAATTCCTTCATCTTCTTTGACACCGTGACCTGATTGAAG